AGCCGCCATGTCGTCGAAATGCCATTTAACTATTTTGGCCGCTGCCCCGAAAGGACCGGCCAGTTTCCAACCCCAATCCCAAAACCACTTACTTAGCGCATCAAATGTAGTTACGGCAAATTGTTTGATCTCGGTCCAATGCTCACTAACCATTTTCAGGATAAACCCGAACGGGCCTAAAAGCAGATAGCCCCAATCCCAGAACCAATCTTTTAGTTTGGTGAATATCTCGATTGCTTTTTTCTTGACTTCCTCAAATTTTACCGTTACTTTATCCCAGTTTTTAACCATCCAAACTATACCGGCAACGATGGCACCGATTGCTACCCCGATTGCGATGGCCGCAATAAATATTCCACCGGTTGATAGCCCGGCAAATAGCTTCATAAGATTAAATCCAACCATAGCTTTTTTAGCGGCCTTAAATCCAACCGCCATCTTATCGATCATCGTTATGGCGCCGCCGGCCATTTTCAGCATCGGGCCGATTGTTACCAGGGAAACCAACATAATAGCAATCATGTCTTTTACCGGCTTTGGTAATGCAGTAAACGCCGATCCAAAAGCCCCAAGCATTTTGATCGCCATTTTAAGCTGTGGTGTGTAAGCCCGAAATACCTCTAATAATTCTTTCCCTAAAGGAGCAAGCGCTATTTGGGCCTCATGACTTAATAGCTTCATGCTATCAGCAAAAGACATATTTTCTTCCGCCGTCGCCCGGATCGTGGTTGCGCTCCCTTTTATGTCTGCAACCAGGCCCGCGTAGTCAAAACGCCCTTCTCTTATAGCCGCCGCCATATCCGGCCCGGCTTTTGCTCCGAATGTCTCCATGGCAAGTAAGGTAGCCTCTCCCGCTGAACCTACATTTTTGATATCATCAATAAGTTGTATCAATGCCTCATGCGGATCAGTTACTCCTTTTTTCGCCATCTTACCAAGCCCTATCCTGAGGGAACCCAACACTAAATCAGCATTTACACCTTCTTTTTCCCATTTGCCCATCATGATGGCAGATTCTTCCCAACCGAAACCCATCTGCCTTAAAGCCGCGCCAAACTTAGTCATTTTTTCACCAAGCACATCAACGTTTACGCCTGTTTTTTGGTAAATCTTAAACATGGTATCAAGCGTTTTTTCCTGGTCCTGCGTCGCGATACTCCAATCGCCGAACATCCTGGTCGTATTCTGGATTTGGGTTTTTACGTCACCACCAGTCAATCTCGCTAATTCAAGTTCGGTCTGTGTAAGGTTTTGCAACGCTTGATCGGTTTGGCCTGTCCTTTTATAAATATCAGATAAGGCGGTTGAGACTATCGTAGCATCCTCGGAGACGTTTATATATACAGCCTCAAAGTCTTTTTTTAATGCCTTGAACGATTCCCCGGTTGCCCCGGTGGATGCCTGGATGATTCGATTAGCCTTACCCACCTCGGCCGCCGCGTTCATGGCGTATGCACCTATAGCGGCGATAGGTGCGGTCAGGGCCATAAATTTATTACCCATGCTATTAAGGTTTGCAGACATAGATTTGTTTGTATCAGCGCCAAACTTCTTAATGTCACCGGTTGTTTTATCTAATGTCTTGGTGAATCCTTTAGCATCCGCACCAATCTTAACAATTAATTCTCCTAATGTGGACAATTACCTCACCTGCCCTTGATCGCCGCGTTATGGGCCGCCGCAAATGCCATAAAATCAGCTTTTAAATCCTGCCATGATCGTTTATCCGCCGGACCTTCTTTTTTGGGTTTCGGCAAAAATTCTTCTTGACCAGCCTTTTTCTTGATCCCCAGACCAACCGATAATAATGCACAAACATACGATCCCCAATAATCCATCCGGCTGTTTAGGTTATTACAAACATAATCAATAATAATCTTAATTTTTTCGTTTTCCCGCTCCTCACGGTTCCGATAACCCGCAGCCAGGTCGTAAATATCCGCCGGTGTTAGCTTGCCAAGTTCTCCCGGACGCACCCCGAATAAGCCATAGGCTAAAGGCTTAATTTCTTCTAATTGGTCAATTATGCGGAAGTCGGTTATTACTCCGCTTCCGCTTTTGAGTTTCCCGCGAACGCCTTGCACTTTGAAAGCGCTTCCATCAATTTACTCATCAGGTCGGTTACTTCTCCGCCGGCCTCCAAATATTCCCCGATCATCATTCCTGCGGCCTCCGGCGTGATCGTCCTGTTTTTCCATTTCAGGCCACCCCAGAGAAGATGCCTCAATGTGTTAAATCCTATCTTGTCATCAGAAAAGGCAACAGCCAGACTTGTCCCGATTTTGCCCTCAATATCAGCAACCGCATTATAGTCGTATTTCAGCTTTCTTGTCTCTCCTCCAATTTCAATCTCAACAATCTTATCCACAAATATACCTCCTGAAATAAAAGTTTAGCGTCCCATTTCTGAGACGCTTTCGATAATTTATGCCGCTGCGTTCGCCACATGGAAGTTGTAAGTTACCAGGGACTTCCCTGTTTCCTGAACGGTGATGGTTATGTCGGTCATAGTCCCGTCATCACCCAGGTTAATCGATCCGGATTCAACTGTGGTGAGCAGGTCTTGGACATATACCCCTTCACGGTATAACTTAGCCGTGCCTGCCGCGAATGTCGCTGTGAACGTGCAGGTGTTGCCAACTGATGTAACCGTATAATCATATGTGGCCGCCGCAAATGCCGGGTATGCGGTGCCCGTTGTGATCGTCAATGCGGAAATGTTATTAGTTGCCGTGACCGCATCAGTGATCGCGCCGGTCCACTTCATTACGAAAGTGAATGTCATCTGCTCGTCAAGTGGTGTTTGGATTTCATAACTTAAAATCTTCGCATCCCCACCAATTGCTTCCCCATCTGGAAAAGCTAAAGAATAAGTTGACGCTGTCCCTGCCACACAATCGGCCTTGATTCCCTCCTGTGCCGCATCTCCAATTACACGGTTACATTTAACCGTGATTTCCCCGGTCCTGATAATTTTTTTAATGATTGATTCTTCGAACCCTCCGGCAGAATCATGGTTGGTTACGTCGATAAAGCCTTTCTCATATTTATAACCGGGAAAGTCAATTACCTCGGCAACCGTAACGCCCTCTCTCTGTAAAACTACACCAAATGCTGCTATTGCTAAAGTCATTTTTGAACCTCCTTATTTTGTTCTCCCATACCAGGCGAAAAAATCGACAGGTATATGACACATTCCTGTTGGATCTTCATATATATCAGATGCCGTCGGCGGACACCAAGCTTGATGCACCTTCGTGTTTATTCCACCCCAAGCCTCAACAGCCAGTATTACCTGATCCTTTATTGTCAAGGCCTCTAAGCGGTCATCTGCAAACACCGAGATCTGGACCTGGAAAAGCTCTAAACCCGAAAAGCCCTGATGCGATTTGAGCCGTTCTTGAGTAATAAATTGATATCCAAGACATGGGTTAGTCAGGTTTTGCGTCTGTTCCATTGGCTTGATTCTCTTTCCAACCAGGGCCGCAAGTCCGGCATATGTCGAAAAATGGGAGTATAAATCTGTCGCAAACGCTACACTCATGATGATCTCACTTCCCACTAAAGCGAGTTGCGTACTCAATTTCGTGGGTTACGGCACCTGCCGCTTCAGCGCGAATTGTTACACTCATCGCCCCCTTTACTAATTCCCCGTCGATATAGAGTTCTGCTTGCATACCATCTGGAGATACAAATACCAGCTTTGGTACTTTATCAAATTCAAGATTAATTTTTTTATTGATTATCATGGTTTCACCCCATCAATCACAGTTTTTACTCTATCCCGGATCGCCTTCCGCACCTTACTCTTATTACCAGTCATAGCCGGACGCATAAACGGGTAAGCCTGAACTCCCTTGTGCCCATACTCGATACTCGACGGATAGTAATACCTTTTCCCGTTGGCTGAGTATTTAACAAAAGTATCATTCATGGCCGCGGACATGCCAGCCCCAGCAAAAGCTTTTGAAACCTTACGATCCCAGGTAACAGTTGAAATAATCCCAGACGCCAAAGCGCCTGATTTGCGTCGGGCCTTCTGCTTCGCTGAATCCCTGATGATATCTGATCCAGCCAAAACCGCATCTCCTAACACAGCGAATATATTAGTTTTAAGCTGTTCCGCTTTCTTCTGCAATTCTGGGATCCCGGTTATATCAATCTTAATCCGAGATATCGCCATCTAAATCACTTCCCCAAACAAACAATGCCTTAAAGCAAAGATAAGGATATGCCAACCAGTAATACCAGGGAAAATCAAAACGTTCCCGCATTGCTTGAAAAATAAGTATCGGCAATCCCCATCTTTTGATTTTCAGGCGAAAAGCCAACCCCTTAGCGCCCGGGATAGGAGCTAATTTTAGATAAGCCGGCAATCTTGCCATCTAAATCACTTCCCGACAAATCATCTGTAATTCTTCCTTGCGCCCATCCGGATCAGGCGCTCCAAGAATGTCATAAGTCCGGCCGTCGCATACCCACCGCATTGTAGTTTTAACTGCGTTTCGGAATCTGATGATAAACAGATCCGTCATCTCGGCGTTCGTCTGTTGGCAGTTATAAAACTCTCTAGAGCCCTTGTGTTTTTTCTCGGCCGGAATGTTCGTGAACCGATCAACATAAACGGGCGTTTCCCCACCAATAGCATTGACAACAGTAGTTTTTACCTGCAACGTCCCACGCATGCGAAGACTCCCAGCTCTCATAATGGCACCACTCTATCAAGCCATAACAAAGATCTGACTGCAAGATCTATGGATCGGGATGGCCTATCGCTTGCCGCTTCCCTATTCTCATACCAATGAGCAATCAATAAAAGCATGGCCTGCTTAATCTTTGCCGGTACAGCCGACGAAACCGCGCCATAGCCGCACGCAAATTCAACGCAAACGGAATTCATCGGCCGCAAAGTTTCTGACGGCCAAGACGCGTCGTAATTAAGCACAATACGGCCTGGCTCACTGATAGAATCCACAAAATAATTAGTCGCTGCAAAAGTATAAACAGCATCTGCCTCATCATAATAGGTTATGATCGGCACCGGAGTAGCCAATAACGGAGGCAAAGGAATCCGGATACTATCTCCATCAGGCCAAGAATCCAGCCACAAATACCATACTTGCTCGATATAGGCCCTATTTTGAAAAGCCTCGCAATATTCCCTTGCAGCAGAAATCAAGTTCGTTAGAAGCGAATCCTCCGCGCTGTATGGCTGTTCTCTAAGGACGTCTACACTGAAATTACAAGTATTGCCCGCCACAGTAGCCACCACTCGGATATATTGCTTAGTCCCTGTGTATTCTTTCTCCTGAACAGCATTGTCGTTGGCCGTGGTAACCTGGGTGAAGCCGCCGCCTGTCCAGTCGGCGTAAGAGCTATTATCATCCGACTCCTGGATCTTGACATTCACCATGCCGCCATCGCCATTCGTGCCGCTGTTAAAATTGACCAAGGCCCGGTAACCAAGCACATCAACACCAGTACCAACAAGAGAATAAGCTGCAGCAATAGCATGGGCTCCTGGTGGAATGCTCTGTATAGTAGCCAAATTATCCGCCAATAACCCAGAATCTAAACGCAAGTGCAATTTAACTTCTGACAGAGTAAGTGGCTCAATTGTCGGAGAGGTTTTAAGTTTCAAAACCATTGATCATCCTCCTTTCATGGAGGTTCGAGCAAAGATAAGGGCAGGTTTCCCTGCCCCTTCATTGTTAAGACTGAGCGCCGAAGTTGGTTGCCGGATAGGCTAAAACGCCATTACCAGAAGTAAATTGATTATCCGAACCAAGAGCAGCATTATAATCCATCGTAGTGGCCCCGGAGTTTGCCGCTGTAGTGCCTCTGTTACCAATCACCGCAACCTTATCCGAATTCTCATCAATGCAAAGTGTTACGGCATTGATGATATTACGAGAGATCACCGCAATCGCATCTGCACAAGTCAGACCAGAATGGGTTGTGATTCCAATAGCGCCAGATTCTATGATATTACCATCGATCAGCAAAGCGCGGGTAGATCCAGTGCCCAGATCAATAGTTGTGGTAGAGAACTTGCCATAAAATCGGCAATTCTGGATCAATAGCTGCTCAACAGCCGTAGCCAAAATCGCCTTAGTCGCCGCAGAAGATGACCTACCATCGAAGTGGCATCCAATAAAGGCCAAACCACTAGTTGTAGTTGGGACAGTGAAAATTACCCCGCCAGCCGCAGGTGACAGGAATCCCATGTTGATAAACCGGCAGCCCATGTAAGCGCCGGCACCAATGACATGGTTTCCAATCATAAAAGGCATCGGCCGGTGATCATAAGAACCTACGCCAATGATATCGCACTTGTTAGCTAAAGTGATCAATGTTTCGGCAACGGCCTCTTTGTTATCCCCTTTATAAAAGATCCTATTCCTGCTAGCCCAACCAGTGGCGCCGGCAGCGATCGAAGCGTTGCTCGCCACTATCGCAGCCGCCAATGTTTTAAAAGCATATTCCCAAGACTTGCCATCATTGGTGTCCACGCCAGCATTTACGTCAACAAAAAACGCATCCCCAATAGAGCCAAGACCACCAGCAATATCCTGGAAATATTGAAAATGAGGAACCGCATTATATCCATTCGGCAGCATTTACCTTACCTCCTTATTAATTTTTAAATCAAAATCAAAAATCTAGGCGGTTCCCTCATCAGGCCCTGCGTGAGTTTCTCCACTCACTCCAGTACCATGAGTTGTCGGGAACTTCCGGCCTCCATACTGGATGTACTCAGCGCTTGCAATAACAGCATTTTGAGTGGCCCTGTCAACATAAAGTCTTACATACCGCTCAGTAGGCCGATATACATCAATGTAGAAGGTCTGATCATCATCGTCATCCGCGATATCTTGTTTTGTACCTTCAAGATCCGTGGCATCTGTCATTGCGGCGATGGCGCCTTGCTGGGCCTTGATGGAAGTAACTGCACTCCCATCAATTGCCCCCATACGAACCAGGATTAAAACACCATCAAAACCCGACATATCAATGATCGAACCTTCAAGATCAGTAGCCGCCGCAGCTCCGGCAGTCGGAGTAACAGCAGTACTAATTTTTACTTTTTTAGAAAGATTCATTTTTGTCCCTCCTTATTTGTTTTTGAAAAATAATTTAAAACTACGCTAATTTCACCCGCACGAAAGCTTCCTCCAAAACAGGCATCCCGTCAGACTCCCAACGACCAATGTAACCAACCTGGTTGGTTTCTGCATAAAGCTGATCAAGGACCTGAATCTGCATATCCAGGGCATCCACAATCCAATAAAAACTAAAATCACCCAGCATGCCAACATACAGCCCTGTGGTGAAAGTGCTTGGAACGTACTCAGATTCATTGAACGGCAGATCAAGGATAGTGTCGGACCTGTCAGAAAGACCGGCTTTCCAGATGTAATCCCCATTGGAGTCTTTCAACTTGCGAATCGCCTTAACCGCATCCCTGTGGAACATCCACTCAGCATTTTTACGGTATTGAGCTTTTAATGCGTATTTAGCATTGATCAGGCCATCGCCTTTGATATCTGTTGCGGTGTTGCCGGAACTAATATCCTGACCAGTACTGATGCCATGGGCAGAGGCCGTGAATAAACCAAGCGGTGAGTTGGCGCCGGTGCCAGTCAGAAAACCTTTTTCATGGGTGATCCCGAATTTATAGGACAGTCTGTCACGAACCAGAGCCTCCACATCAATGGAAGCAACCCGGATCAGTTTATTACTGACCTTGATGCGTTTTGCCAGAGGATGAGGCCGCAGTTCCCTCTTCCCAAAGTCCATTGAAGAATCTTCAGAACCGGTGCCCAGTTCAGAAGTCCAAGCGGCATCATCCGGATCAGAATCCAATACCGGAACACCAAGACTCTCCGCCTTGGAAATTGTCAGCACAGTAGCTTTCTGGCGAATGAAAACGTTATCATCAACCGCTTTGATCAGCTTGGTAGCAAACTGTTCCGACACAACAACAAAACCACCAGCAGTGTCACTATCAGCCTGCAGAGCCCTGTATTGATCCGAAGACAGAGCGCGAATTCCACCTCTCATGCAACGAGCAAAAGCTTCCTGATATTCTTCAGACGCGCGAGGATTGATTTTTTCTCGAACATCTCCGCCAACATGTCCGGGTTCTGCAGCAGTTACCGAGCGGCCCTGGGTTTCCTCATTCATGGTTTCCAGTAAAGAAAGCTGAGATTTCCGGGCTAGAGCTTGTTCTGACTGATCAATCTCTTTTCCCATTTTCTCAATATCCAGCCAAACCCTTTCGTACTGCTGATTTTCTTCATCAGTCAAATCCCTTTTTTCGCCTTCTGCTACGTCAAGCAGAATTCTCGCCTCTTTTACAAGAGCGGCTCTTTTTTGCTTTTTTTCATTGAGCAAAGTATTCGGCATTTTTTACACTCCTCCATACACTTTAATTTTTTTACCCCACTATAAAAATACCCATCTCTGATGAGCACTTACATGGAAAGCAATTCGAGCTTGCGCCGGAGTACTTTAAGCCTGGATGGTTCTCCAATTTGTTCCCGCTCGCCCGAAACAACTGGGAGTTCTTCTGCCTGTGGCTTGATCTCAAACGGAATATTCTTTATAATCCGCTCAGAAATCGCATCCGCCAATCTGGCAAAAGATTCTGCTGACATTTCCGAATCAAGAAACGCCGCTCGTCCTACTCCAACTGAAGCATCCGCCGGGATGGTGACTATACTGGCCTCATAAGGCATCCACCTATTTGCTATCTCACAAGCTCCTTCAAACCGCCCACAAGAAGATCGTTTACCCGCTTTGACCACTTCCCAGTCTTCATCCATCACCCGGTATCCAACAGAAACGCCTCTTAAAGTTCCACTGAGAACCTTCTGAAACACCTTATCACTTTCCGGATCAGCATCAAACCGGACATTGGCCTTGCACTTTCTATCCTTGTCATCCAGCCAGGCCTCCGTTATCTGCCCAATCGGACTAAACATACTGTGCTGATATAACAAGACCCCAATAGAACTGATTCGAGAAAGATCAACCGCTTGGGGTTCATGCCGCAGTATCTCTGTCCATTGACCCATCAACCAAGAACTTCTTATCACTGGGGATTCACTAGAAAAACTAAGCGTCGCTGTTCTTGCCGCTTCATCAATACCGGCCTGATCAAGAGCCATCTCCCGATATAATACCGGAGGCCTTTGTCTTACTCCCACAGAAGGCGTAGTTCTTATCACTCTTTTTCACCTCCAATATCTAATGAGTTAGTCACTTCCTGCCCTACCTGATCAGCAAAAGTCATGTTCATCGGAATAAGATATCCTTTACCTTGTCCATCTGGGAGTGGGTTCTCATTTTCTTTTTCCCTGATGTCATCTGCAGAATACCAACCCCATTGTCGAGCTATGGCATACGCCTCATATCGACTTTTAATATCACCACGCAAAAGATTCGCTGTTAAAAATTCAGCAAAATATCTTGCCCGGTCTGCCGGAGTCAGCAACTTCCAACAAATTGTTTGCTCCCAGAGTGTTAACCAATATAATAGAGTATCAGACAAAAATTCTTGAGCCTGATGTTCTATATTTGTAAAAGTAGCTTTATCCAGATTTCCAATTTTATGCGGAGGCACTTGGAAAATAGAAGCCATCTCAACTTGACTAAATTTTCTACTCTCCAACATCTGGGCATCTTCAGGAGGAACACCAATTTGCTGGTATTTCATGCCCTCCTCAAGGATAGAAATCCGATGAGTTTTCTCTAAACCCGAGTGCATCTCGTTCCAAGACGCCCGCAAATTATCCTGGGCAGGCTTGCCAAGAGATCCCGGATGCTCCAAAACACCACCCGGAATTGCCCCATTACCAAAAAATCTCGCGGCGTATTCTTGCAAAGCCACCCCTAAACCAATGGATTCTCGAAACATAGTTAACACTGAATACCCTTTAATTCCATCAAAACCAGGGCCGGGTATATGGAATACTTGATCCGCTCTCAATACTGCAGAACCACCATCAGGCAAATTTACACCATATTGAAGTTCTTTTGTTATTTTATTCCGCTCTGGTGTAACCCGGTTTGGAGATAACGGCCACAAAGCTATCGGGTATCCTGCCTTGTTTCTCTCAATCTCTGCATACGCATTACCCCAGGTAAGTACATGGGCCGTCAGAGTATCCTTGAACGCTAAAGGCGTCATCTCTGGATTCGGGCTTGTATGAATCACAGAATAAATTGGATGCTTGACGGCCCTTTGTTTCCCGCCAGAGGGAATCTTCTCATAAAGATGGATCGGCATAGCCGCTATCGGCTTACAAATCACCCTTACACAAGCCCATAAAGCGGAAAAATTCAAGGCAGTATAGTTACTAACAATAGCGCCGGAGGCAGTTTTGCCTCCACCAAACCACTGCATTAACCAACCAGGAGGATTGGTGAGACTGGATCTAGTCCCTAGCTTTCTTGAAAAAAAGCCCATTTACTCGGCACCTCCTCGCGGACGACCCAAGAAAATCAACCAAACACCAAGCACTATCCAGGCTATTCTTGGATCAAAACCCCATAAACCATAGACAGATAAAGAGGTGCCTGCTAAAATAAACAGGTCATCCAGATCAATTGGAATCTTTATCCTGGTCAACCAGAGAAGTTTCTGCTTTAATTTTATCATGACGTTCCCCCTTTAAATAGACGCCAATCCACGAGCCTCATATACCGAAGGTTTTTCCTCCTCATAAACCAAAGCTCTTACCATAGCATTTATGATTGCCGCCAGTGGGTCGATTCGTTGGCTGTCATCCTGGTTCTTTTTGGACAGCTTTATATTTTCATTTGTATCCTGGATCTCATAAGCGTTCGACACAGACCAGGTTAATAATGGACTTCCATCATGCACCAGCTTGCCCTCAAGAACAAGCTCTCTAAACTTTTTAGTTGGCCCAGACAGCACACTCATTCGCTGCAGTATCTCTACGCAGGTATACCCATCATCAGACATATCATTCATAAATTGCCGGGCGCCCCAAGGATCCCCGCAAACTTCTTTTATTTTCCAGCCCTGATCAAACTCTCTATCATGGATATAGCTCCTGATGTACTTATCATTTGTAACATCGCCCGGAGTTAAAGAGCACCAGCCCTCTTTTGCCCAATCTTTATATGGCACTCGGTCTGTATGTTCATGTTTTAAAGCGGTGTTTTCCGGCATAAATCCATAAGCATTTACCGCGTATAATGGATAAATTGTTGTTCCGTTAGGGAGTTTTACAGGCGTTTCCCCATCTAATCTAAATACAAATCCGGAAGCTGTCAGGTCAATACTCTTGGATAAATCCTCACCATTTAAACATTCTTTCCCTTTGACCAGCTCAAGGTACTGGGTTCTGGGTATGGCTAGCGCTTTCCATTTATCCATACATCCGGACATGTACTTATTTGCACTGTCAGACTGCCAGAGATTAACCCTTTTAATCATCCATTGACGAATCTTGGATTGATCTCCACTCCCAAAAGCTAAAGCATATTCATCTTTCATGGTGTCCCACAGCTCTTCGGAATATGAATTCATGTTTTGAAATATTGGATTAGCTTTTACCCAGCAGGCCTCATCGTGTGGGTCATCTCCCTCATCGAGTTCCCGAATCATGACAAAATAACTTTCATTCGGAATGATACCCTCAAGGATTTTTTTACAAATATCATCTTCTTTTTTACAAGGCCTATTCTCGGCATCTTCTCCAGCGGTGGTGATAATAAATTCCAGACATTGTGAGCGTTTGCCCTTGCCGGAAGAAGTAATATCTTTGACTAAACTAGTCGGATGTGCATGATATTCATCTATAATAATAATACAAGGACTGCCACCATCTTTGTTTTTGGTGTCTTTAGATAATCTTTTTAGCTGTCCTCCACGAGTTTTGTGCGTGACTCGGGTCTTCCCTATATCCAATCGCTTAGTAATATCCGGAGAAGATATGCCCATTTCCCTGGCGTCATCCCAAACAATTCGGGCCTGTTCTTTGTCAACAGCCCCGCAAACAACCTCTGGTTTCATCTCATACCGCGCTAACTCTGGAAAGCCTGGAGGATAAAGGGCATCTGCACACATCCCGTAATTAGCAATACCACTCATCATAGTGGATTTCGTATTCCCTCTGGCTACTCGAATATAGGCTGTTTTAAATCTTCGTTTCCCAGAGTCTTTATGAACCCAACCAAAAACACTGCCTAGATCAAACTTTTGCCAAGGCTCAAGCTCAATCGACTCTCCTGAAAAAGGACCACGGACATGTCTGCATATTGTGAACCAATTAAAGATCCGATCGGCCCGACTTTCATCAAAAACAAAAGGGAAGTCTTCCCTCCCTTGTCGACGCAGATCGTCCAGGTGCCTTTTGCATGCTAATTGCTCCCACTTACATGAGGCTACCTTTCCATAAACAACAGCAATGGCATACTGCGTGACCGGATGAATTACTACAGCTTCTATGGCCGTTGTCATTGTTAATCTCCAAACATACCAGCATGTGGGTCTGTTGTTCTTTTTGCCGGTCTTTTCGGTATGTTCTTAACCCGGGATGTCGGATTCAAAAAAAGTCGATCTTCTAACTTGAGCATCATTTCCCGGTCTCTGCCTAACTTGCCCAGAACTGAATCTATGGATTGATAGAGTTTTATCCGTTCTAAAAATTTATCACACTGATCCAAATCCTGACGCATAACCACTACCAATTGTTCCAAGGATGCGACTTCTCCAGTCAGAAGGCAATAACGATTGATAATCATCTCATCAAGACCTTCGACATATTCGATCTCCTGATACAGCTTTCTCAACTTCTTGAACATAGCCAAAGCGGCCGGATCTTTCTTTACCGAAGGACTAGGCTTGTAATCCTTATGACCTGATCTAAGTTTTTGTTCATGTTCTATTCGATCCGCGATGGCCTCTTTCGTCAGGTGCCGGGTATTGCCATTAAGTAAATGTAATTGTACAGGCTTCGCCGGTCTGCCAGCAGGCATCTTACTCACTCTCTCCTTCTATCCATCTAATCTATTTAACCGGAACACCGGTTACATGCAAAATACGACCTTTTTTGCCATTCTTA